AGGTGGTCTCCATGGCTTGCGACGCTCTTCCTTTTCACGGGTTGAAGCCGTACGGGAAGCTCTATCGATAGTAATTTTTTCGCTCATGTTTTACTCCTTGACGTACTTAGCGTATTCCTCAATTGGAACACCCAGTTTCTTTGCAATGGCAACCTGACTCGGCGAAAGCCGAACAGTACGGCGCACGTTGTTGATCCCCGAACTACGGGTGGCAGGTGCAACAGCTGGTGCGGAACGCTGTTGTCTGGTTGGTTGGGCAGAACTACGGTTCTGAAACTTATTCGGAAACTCTTCAACGAGTCTACGATCTAATTCAGTATAATACTCATCTGAATTTGGGTCAATACCTTCTTGGCTTACCAATGTTTCATGAATACCCCATGCGGCATATGTCATGACCCTATCTTGGCCAAACCACGGATTACGCTCGGCCCATTCCTCAGCTTGAGGACTAGGTGCAGCCCGCTGCGGTTGTGGTGCTGGAGCTTGATATTGCTGTTGAACCTGTTGTTGGTAATTTTGGGGCTGTTGGTAAGCCTGTACCTGCTGGCCTTGGCTTTGTAGCCATCCCGCAACTTGGCGCTGCTCCATGGTCAGGTCCGTTAAGCGCTGGTTTGCCTCGGTTTCCGTGTCAATGTCGCCTTCTTCGCGTGCTTTACGGATGATGGCTTTAAGCGTGGACTGTTGCGTATCTAAACGTGTCTTAGCTTCGCTCAAGCGGCTGTAATCCGTGTGGACAAGCTTTTGTTGGAGCCCTTGTGTTTGGTATTGCAAACCCTTGGCGTACTCAATGGCAGCTTGCTCTCGGCGCTCGGCTTCTCGCATGCGAGCAGTAAGCTTGGCAATACGCTTTTGGACGTTATCGCTGATTGAATCAAGCTCTTCGCGGTTGGATTGCGCATTGGCCGAAGAGGTTTCATGGACCTCTGCGTTGCCTTCCTCATTGATGGAGATGTCTGTGGCAACTTCATCGTTGCCTAGATCAAACTCCAACTGACTATCCGGTGTTATTGTGGCCATTTCTTACCTCACATGTGCAGAATGTCTTCTGGGTCGTTTATTGTGGCCAGAATTTCGTCATCGTTAAGAATTCGAATCTCGCCTCCGTCAATGGCCATCCGCGCACCCGCATAACGACCAAAAATGATCCAATCCCCTTCCTTGCACCACGGGCCGGTAGGAAATTTGACTTCGTCCTTGTAGGCCAAAGGGCCAACTGCTAAAACATAAGCACAGGTTGTTGTAAGTTGTTGACGCTCAAGGGTTTGGTCCGATAATTCAATACCACCCTTAGTTTTGCGTGCGCCACGGTAAGGTAAAACGATAACACGCCAACCAGTAGCCTTAGGCAAATGGTCTTTGATGTTTTCAACACGTTCTTCGTGGTCTTTTTTGGCTTCAGCCGATGCAAAAGCATCCGCAGCAGCCTTTGCAGCTGCCGCTGCGGCTTCATCAGCCGCATCTTGTGCCCATTTTTGTTCCAATGCAGTAACTTCTGTCATGTATGGTCCTCAAAGGTTTGGATTTTTATTAAGAAGGTCTTTTACAGCCTCTTCAACAAAACGATAACCCTCAAGACGGCCCATCAGGAACTTATACTGCTCCATATCCCGTATCCCACCGCTTAAAATCGTCTCATGCGTCTCCCTTTGAAGGCGACGAACGGAAGATAAAACGGTTTCTGCAAATTCAAGCATGGATTACTCCAATGAAGCAGACAGTATGACCCCTGTCCGAAGGGTGTACTTACATTATACAACAAATTATGCCAGTTTTACCTTGTTAAAAGCATCTTTGCGATAAACATATGTTACTCCAGATGGATTTTTACCACTTGCAGGTGCTTTTGGTATTTTTTTTTGAATTTTTTGCACAATTTTTGGCATAGTTTTGGGTTTATTTCGCATTTTGAGCTCCTTGTTGTTGTTGCATTTTGATCAAAGCGTCCGCATCATTCTTCTGCGAAGTCATCGAAGAGTCAATTTGATGCTTGTGGGCACCAAATTGAGTGTCTATATGGTGCTTGTGGGCATTAAAAGAGGTGTCCGTGGCGTGTCTTTGCTGCTCTTGTTGGAATTTCTGCACTTCCAACATCAACTTAGCTTGACTTTCCTGCTGATCAGCTTGTTCTTTTTGCTGATCAAGCTGCAACTGAGCCTGATCCACCCCAATCTTGGCTTTATCCCGCTCACTTACCTGTTGCAATTCTTGTTTCTTCAAGTCAATCAGCGGATCAGCAGGTGGGTCCCCTTGCAATTTTTGCTGCAACTGTTTGATCTCTTGGAAGCCTTGGGCAACCTTTGTAGCAACCATCGCTTCGCGCTGTAAAGCAGATACCATTTTGTCAGGATCTGTACCATATTGTTTAAACAACTCCGCTTCCACATCCTCTTCCGCTTTCAAACGAATGTGATCGAAAATATGTTTCTGCAAGTTCACCACCACGTTGGGCATGCCTTGAATCAAAGGTGACAAACCAAACAAAATATGCGTCATGATATGCGCATCATGCTGCTGACCAGCAAATGCTTTAAGTGGTGAACCATCCAATGCCTGTGAATTTTCACTTGCCGGATCCTTCGGCTTATCCACATTCTGGGTATTCAAAATCTGATCAATATCCCGTACACCAATCGCTTCGTACATGCGGCGATAGGCTTCGTACATATTGTGCATCTGCGGTGCGCTTTGAGCCAGTTGCAACTGGGTCTGCGCCATGGTAATGCGCTGAGCAACAGAGAAGATGTTGGGGTCAGAGACAGGCAACACATCGATGCGGTCATCAAAGTCAGACTTCTTGATGGTGCGGCTCTCACCGGGGACATCGTAAGGATATTCGTTCGGCAAGTACTCAGCAAAACCCTTGGCCAAGAGTTGGAACTCCAACTTCTGGCTGTAGTGCAACCGCTTGTGAATCGCCGACATGACCGAGCTGCCCTTCTCAAGCAAAGCAATCGTCGTTCCCACAGCAGCGTTTTGATTGCTGTCGCCAACCTGCATATCGGAGATGCTGGCCATGCGCTGGCCAGCCTGCACGCAGAACCCAAGTAGCGCCATGAGCGTTTGGCTCGGCTCCTTGTACGGTAGCGGCAACAGAGATGATTGCAGTTCCATACCGCCCGCATCCATGTCGCGCCATTCACCCGGCTGGATTGGCACGTCATCATTCATGATCCGTGCGCCTTTGGCCTTGAAGCCCGCTGGCAGATTCACCAACGTACCGGCATCAAGCAGTTGTTGCAGTGCGGCAGTAGCGGTTTTGGACAGGTTACCAACCAAGTGCAAGAAGCCAAGGCCATAGGCCCCCGGGCCTTGGACCAAGCGGTAGTGCACGTAATACTGCTTGCGTCTGTAAAGCTTATCGCCCTCTTTCCAGTTGCGGCGAATACCGACAACGTCGCCGGTGTTCTCATCCAACGTAATGATGTAAGGCAAAGCGATACCGGTGACTTCACCATTTTCATCTTTGTGCTCAAAACCCTGCAAGTCGTAGTCCAACTGGAACTCAAGCAGGCTAATTTCTTCTTCCTCAGCATTGGGTGTCATACCCATAGCTTTGTCAACCGCCTTTTTAATCGTACTCTGACCGTTGTCGTTCAGGGATTGCGGCTGGGCTTCATCCAAGTACTGACCACGCACAACTGCTTTTTTGTAATCATTGGTGGTCATTGGAACGCGGTGGATGATGCGCTCACATTCGCTCATGACTGAGCTGCCCCAATACGGGATATACAGGTTGTCCGGCAGGACCAAGGCACTGGTCATGCGCCCCTTGTTCTCGTCGTAATACACCTTTTTGAAAGTCGAACCGCCGTAGCCTGTGTAGAACAAGAGCTGATCGAAATCGGGGGTGTACTCTTCCATCACCGAGGTGATTTGGTAGTTCATGAAGTCACGCACACGGTCGGCTTGCATGAGCTTCTCGCGTGTTTCCTTGCCCAGCACTTGTGTGCGCACGGGGCCTTCAGCAGGCAAGAGTTCCTTCAACGCGGTGGACTGGAACTGCACAATGCTCTCGGTCAACAGGGGATGGCTCACGCCGCTTGCGCCCTTGAATGGCTTGGTGCGCTCCTCCATGGTGAAGCCCAAGAGCTTGATGCCCTTGCTGTATTGATCTTCCCAATCTTTGCGCGAAGAACGGTCGGCATCAAACAATAGCATCAGTTCTGAGCTGATAGTTCCCAACACATCCGAATCAATGACCTCGGCCAAGTTGGCATCGAAGGGTACATCAGCGTCTTCTTCCTTGCCGATGTTGACCAACAAGTCGCCGGTCTCGGAGTCAAAATGGATTTCAACGTCGGGAAGATTCTCCGGTGCGTCTTGCGATTCAATCTCAATGTCGGCCCCGCCTTCGGGGTAGTCATCGCCTGTGATGCGTTTTTCGATGGGCATGTTGTGTCCTTAAATATATTTAGCAGTGCTGGGTTGACGTTCTACCATACCACCAGTTGCGCGTCCGGGTGGGGCTGCTACAAAACGATTGGGGGGAGGTCGAAATAGTTGATATGCCTTTATCAGGATAGCTTCGCCTTCGTTTTTATTGGCATACATAGAACCATCGTTCAAACTCTTTACAACTTCACGTAATTGATTAACTTGGTCTCTGTTTAATCCGGAAGAGATCTTATACATAAACGCATCCAAATCTACCATGCCAATACCTTCAAGATTGGCAACCGCTCTCCAGTCCTTGCTCTTAATAAAGTCTTGTACTTCTTTCAAATACTTATGAGAATTTGGGTCTTTTTCCAAATCCCGTGCATTGAATTGACCCTTGATTTCGGTGATGCGTTCTGAGTTGTCTTGTGCTCTTGCCCATGCTTGATATTCAGGTGTGCCTTCAATTTGCCATGAAGTCAGGTAATTTACATCACCGTGGTTCTTTTCAAACCTACCAAACTCATGTATATCCATTTGGGTAATGAAATCATCCGCTATTGGCGTAGTCTTTGTAACTGTCAACTGAACACGTGGAACGGATTTCTCATCAAACAAAATATGCAAGCGATTATCTCCGCTACCATTTTCCAAGGCATGGGTTTCGTCCTTGGTACACCAACCACCTAAGCAACCTGCTTGTTGTACCAATTCCGCCTGCCTTGGTTCTTCAGCCAGATCATCCATGGCAATCCATTTGCGACCGTTGTCATACTTTTTGTAGGTGTTGCCATACTTATCTAAGTATTGGGCAGCTTGCTTCTGCCGCTCATTTTCTCGCCATTGATTAAACAGGGCAACTTTCTCGGAGGCCTGAACAGGGGACAGGCCTTGCAGCTTTTCGGGAGTAAGGTGGTATTCCTCTGGAATTGGAGTAGAGAACTCCCCATACGCCTTGAAGTTCTTGTCCGTTGACAGCATGTCTTCCATGCCTTCTATCATCTTGGGGAACTGCATTCTTTCCGACAGGTTGTATCCGGGCTGATACACACGGCTTGCGGGATCAGTGTCCAATAACTTACGGGCCGTAGGATGCAGCTCATATGTGTCCATACTTCCCACAGCTTGGGGAAATATGGACGAATCAATCTGAGCTTCTACCTTTTTGCCCAACTCTGTTTTAGCAAATCCTTCTTTGGGGAAACCTTCCATTACGCGAGTATGCCCAACATTCATTGGAGCAAGTCTCTCGTCGATGTTTTCATGTAAATGAAGTTTCTTGCCCTGATCCGTGGCCTTGACAAACTGGTCGTTCTCCGTTGCCATGTCACTGCGAATATATCTGGCCAGTTTGGTCTGCATCCAATCGTTCAATGCGTTCCTTGACTGCATCAGAATCTTCAATTCAGAACGAGTCTCAGGCATCAACTCCCCAGACTGAATCAATTCATCTACGCTGTCAATGAATTGACCGCTTGCTGTTTCGTGGCCAACAAAAGAACCGCCTTTTGGCTTGACCGCATAGGCTGCGCCTGCGGGACCCAGAGCTTGGTTGTATGCCTTGAAATCTTTGGCCAACATCTCTGCGGCCTGCCCGCCTTTGGCAGCTATTGGTACGGGGTTCACGAACCCTGCACCGAGTTCGCCCATCGTATAAAAACCCAGATCGCGGGGATCGGTTGGCGGAGCTTGGCGAATACCCGCTTCCAAGGCCAATCGTTTTAAATGCTCACTGCCGCCAACAGGTTCCTGTACGTTGTAACCAAACGGGCGCATTACCATGGTGGCAATATCTACCGGTGCACCAACGAGGTTGTATGGGGTTTCGGATACGCCCTGAGCAATAGCCTTACCAGAACGGACCATACCTTTGCCAACTTCCTTGGCCGCTTGCAACGCATCAGCTGTCCTGAATTCCTTGCCCTTGACAAAGGTGTCTGCTGTAACAGGGCCTGTGTCTATTACGCCCATGGGGTCTTGGAAATATTCGCCAGTTTCGGGAGAACCACCTGCTCTGTGCACTACGCCGCCATGCTTAAATGACTGCAACTGTTCCTTGGCCGGGGCGCTTGAAACAACGGCTGGAAACGGTGTTTGATATCCCAAGTCAGCAGAAGCAAGGGCCACGGGCCGCGCAGGAGTCTCCATGTACTCCTTCATCATCTTCTCCGACTCACTCTCATCATCCTCAGATTTACCTTCCTTCTCCCCCTGATCCGCCAACATCGATACAGCCAACGCAGCCTGATAGTTGGGGCCGAGTTGCGACAACATCGGATGAGTCAAAGGAGCCGCCTTGTACACAGCACGCTGTATGCCGGACTTTGGTTGGGCTTGGGGGGTAGCAGGAGCAGACGTTGAAGATGATGCCACCGCAGTACTGTCTCCACCTACCTTTTTTGCCAGCATCCCACGGATTTGCTGGGTGGTTTTTCCTTGCAAGTGAGGATTGGCATCCATGACCTTCTTTGAAAAAACAGATTCCATGGGTGTATCAGGGCCTGCGGACAAGAACTTCATTGCGCCGGATGGGCCAAAGAAGTGCGCCGCATAAACTTCCGAGGGCTGCGGATCGCGGCCTAGCTTCTTTTTCAAATACCCCGTGTTGCTTGCAATAATGTCCGTACCCACACGGATGTTCTCATCCGCATTTGTTTGCTGGCCCGGAGCGCCACCAAACATGTTCCACGACGAATCAATTATTCCAAACAAACCCTTGGCAGAGCTGGTCTTTGCGCCTACCCAAGGTCGTAAACTACTTTCCAATTCGGCAATCCGAACAGCAAGATCAGGGTCAATACCCTTAGCTACCGCAGCAGCACGTATCTTTTCTGAAATATCTTGGGCCATGGTCCGGGGTCCTTGGTAAATATTGCCCGATTCTACTGGTTGTGAGGAGCATGTCAACCATAATACTCATATCTGTCCATTGTAACCTCAGGCTCCTCATTATCATCATCCAACAACGATATAAAGTTGCCCTGCCTAAATCGCATCCAAGCCATGACCGCTGAATCCACCTGATCATCATGCGCACCATTAGGAAAAGCAGCACATTCCTCCACCATCTCCTGCGCCCACTCCAAATCCTCCGGATACCAAATCATCCCCGATTCCAACAACGGAGCAACAGCATTAGCACGGCTTATCTTATCTTGGCCCGTGCGCCGTCCACCGGGACTATACATAGTAACCGGAATACCAATCTTACGCAACTCCTGCTGCAATGGCGTTCCCGTTGCCTTGGCCTCAATCAAAACATTGTCAGGATTCCAATACAAATACTCCGCCTTGGCTATGCGTTTGAGTTCAGGGAAATCCCAACGACCCTTCTTGACATTCAACAAAATTAAGTTCGGGCCAGAATCTGCATTGGGATAAAACACACCCCACGTACTGATCACAGAAAAGTCAGCACTTTCCTTTTTGCTGTACGCAGTATCATACGTCTGAATCAAATATTCACAAGCCGGAGGCCCCTCTGACTTCCACTTGCGCCACCACTCACGCTTCAGAATTGCGCCCTCATCGTTTGTCGGGGCCTGCTGCCACTGGGCATTCCATTTCTTCATGCCAATGGAAACCTTGACCTTCTCTAACTCATCAAGGCTCCAGTATTCGGGCCATAGAAGTTTACCACTAGGCAGGATGGCAGGAAACTCAATAACCTCCCATTGGTCCGACTTTAACTGCCCTTGCTGGCGAAGTAAGCGACCACTTAGGTCATCCGTCTTCCAGCGTGTATTGATCACGATAATCGAGCCACCGGGCTGTAATCGCTGACGGGGACCCGACGTATACCATTCCCACGTGTTCTCCATAGCAGTTTCGGATAAAGCGTCCTGTTCATCCAAGATGTCATCAAGGATCACGATATTACCGCCACGGCCCGTCATTGCACCGCCCTTACCAATGAAGAAGGCTTCACCGCCGCCCTTCGTGTTCCACCGACCGGCGGCCTTACTGTCCGCTGACAGGCCCACGTTTGGAAAAATTTCCTTGTACTTGTCTTCGTCAACAAGGTTACGGATCATCCGGCCAAAGCGCTGGGCCAATTCGGCAGTGTGGGAACCGACGATGAGTTTGCTGTCGGGAATTTTTCCCATGACATATGCCGGGAACAAATAGCTCCCAAGCTGGGACTTACCGTGCCGGGGAGGCATGGCAATCATCAGGCGTTTGCACTTACCAGCAATAACGCGGTCAAAGGCTTCCGCAATGATGCGGTGATGCTCGCCAACCAACATCTCCGGCCAAACGTACTTGCAAAAGTCAAGAAAGTTTGATGTGGCTTTTTCTTGCGCTTCTAGTAGCTGAAGCCGAAGTTCAAGGCGCAGGCGTTCGGCTTCTATATCTTGTTGTTGCGTGTTACTCACGGGCAGACCTTCAGGTTCTGAATTTTGCATATATTACCCCACCCTAAGCCTTTTTACAAACAAGGGGGTGGTTTATGGGCCCCCGGGGTAGAAAAGTTTTATGCCAGATTTTCAAAACCTTTTTGTTTGTATGAAATCTGGCCTTCGTCCTTCGCTGACGCTGACGGGGTTAAAAGTGGCCCTCCCCCCTGAGGGATTCTGAGACTGGTGTACCGGCGTGCCCACCCGCCCCCGCCACCACCATTTGTGGGAAGGATATTAAAAAAATCGACTTGTCAAATTAAAAATAATAATCAGCGCGTCCGCGCTGATTAACTTTGCCTATGATGCTCTAAGTGGTTGATTCTAAAGGGGAAAGTAAAAAAGCCCAGACCTTGCGGTCTGGGCTCTGGGGTCTGGACTGGTCGGCAGCCGACCAGTGCGCGGATCAGTCGCAGATCAGTTCATACTGTGCGACTTCTTCTATCTTCACTCCGACTTGCACCTTGCGACATGTTGGACTGTCTGATCTGACATAAGCAGATATGTTAACGACCACATCTTCCAGCTCAAAAGTGTAGTCGCGGTTCAAGTAGTTAGCCCAGTCTCTGGTTCCCATCTTCTCAGTCTGGGACGCGAAGAAGTCCAACAGTTTGACCAGTTGGACATCTTTAAAGCTTTCCAGCTTGTTCAGGCTAACTTCGATCGAGGGCTTGTAATAACTTGTCCGCATGTACAAGTTATGCACTGACAGGTCTAAGTCTTTAAAGATGGCAGAGTAGTTAGCCCTGATCTTCATTCGCTTTTCTTCCAGCATCTTAGCCTTGCTGATTAGCTCATGGCCATCTCTGCGGGATTTGTCGGAAGCTTCACTGATTGCCTGAATCAGTGGATTAGTTTTGCGTTTCATAATCTATCCTTTCTAGGTTGCACCTGATCGGCTGATCAGGTGCTTGTATTTTAATCGACAATTACGCGAAATGTCAAACTATTTTTAATTACCCGTTCTACTTCATCGGCCAGATTGTCCGATGACCACTCGCTGATTTTGTCGTCTACAACGTCGTCGACGTTGTAGTCGTTCACGTCGAAATTGTCAGACATCCATTCGCTGATCTGGCTGTTAACGTCCAGATTTGCATCGATCCAGTCGCTGATCTGCTGGTCGATGTTGCTGCTGCTGGCCTTGATCCGTTCGTCGATCAGCTCGATCAGCGCGAGGCGCTCGGGGCTCTGGACATTCAGCACTTGATCCATGGCACCCAGTACAGTATTGAGCAGCACGTATGCTGCTGTTTGCACTGCCACTCCATCGCTGCTGGCGGTGGCCAGCTCGTTGACATATGTCAAAGCCGCTCCCACGTCCACGCCACGGCTGCCGAACAAATCATTACGATAACAAGCTAAGGGGTTTTTCATTTCTCTATCCTTTCTGATTGCGGCCTCAATCAGGCCGTAAAAGAATTACACCACGAACCGCGGTTCGTGGCCAATGAATAATTTCTATCGGCCACGCGTGGCCGATAGTCAGCAGCAGTCGAGCAGCAGCCGCGTACCTCCGAGCCCGGGCGCTACCAGTGCATAGCCGAATTGCTCACTGGGGTCGATCATGTCGCGAGCGAGGTCGATTGCCTCGAGGCAATCAGCAAGCTCAGTGCTCCGGTCGGCAAGCGACACGGAATTGTCCCATTGCAGGTCGATGCTGCGCAAACCGCCGCAGCGCTCAGCGTCCAAGAACGAGCAATATTGGCTCTTGCGCCATACGTAAAGAATCGAGGCCATGTTAGCTGCCCTCCAACACGTGGGTGATGGCATAGTCGATCACGTCCCAGTTGATCCCCACGCACGCATCATGCGTGCGTGCAATCAGGTGCATGACCTGCTCTACTTGATCACTGGTCAAAGTCAAATCCATGTCCGCAGCCTGCTGTTCGATATCCTCGGGGCACCAGTCGACACGCAGCACCAGCGAGCCGTCATCATCGCGAATTACTTTAGCCATTTCTCTATCCTTTCTGAATGTTGAGGCCTCGACTGTACCAGCTCCGCGCACCGCGTCCAATGAATTGTTTCTATCGGCCACGCGTGGCCGATAGCCACGGCCAAAGCGCCAGCAACCGCGCACCGGCTGCCGCCGGTGCGCGAACCGTGGCCACGGCCACGGGAACCACGGGGCGCGAACCACGCACCGCGCCACGTTTTACACGGTGCAAGCGCCGAGGCTCGGGGACTGGTTTACACCAAAATAACTAACCCGCCAATAATCAAATAATTTGAGCAATGACGGGCTATTCAATGAAACCAGCCTACAGTTAAGCCGCGAGCAGCTCAAGGGCGCGGTTTTTAATCGCTGCGCCAGTGCCAAACCATGCCGACTCAAGGCGCGTGTTATCGCTGCGCCCGCGTTCGTGGTCTACCAACTCAGTCACCGCGTTAAGCATACCCCAGCGCGTGCCGGTTACGCCGTCGATATCCGAACCGATAGCCGCGCCGTTGAATAATTGCATGATTCGCTTATAAGCGCGTGAATCGGTGATATCGATTTTGCCGGTATGGTAAGGCTTGAGCAGCTCGGATACAAACGCGTCCGCAGCATCCGCGCCCATGGGCACGCCCGCCAGCTTGCGGGACTCAATTAAAAAGCGCTCCCAGTTATTGGCCACAATGCCTAATTCCATCCGCACCGCGTCCGCATCGAAGCGCTCAGAGTGCAGCACGCGCACAGCAGCCGTGTTATCTCCCAGCGCGGCGGTGATGGTGTTATTGCAAACCACGCGAACCGTGGTGAATTTAGCCACTGTGGCCATGGTTCCATCGTATGACGTGCCCAGCAACAAATAAGGCTTAACGGTGTCACCATCCACAATATCCGCGCCAGCGCCCACCGAGGCCAGCGCCCACACGCGCCGCCCGTAACTTAACGCGCCCGCCGTCTCTAATTGAAAGCCGCCCAGCTTGACCAAATTATCAAAAAAACCCATAACCTCCGCTGGCTGCACAACGTGGTAACCGTCCGAAACTACGGCCAGCGGTGCGCCGGTGTCGCTGCGGTGCAATACTTTGCGCCCCTTGAATGCCTCCAGTTCGCTCGCTGCTGCGGTGCGGAACAGTACGGGGGACTCAAGCACGTCATAAGCTAAGCCCGCTTCGCGTGTCCATGTTGCAATGTCCGCATCCGCGCTCAAAGCTTGACCGAGGCCATGCCAAGGGGTTTTGCCCGCGTATGCAATTGCAGCCGCGCCGGTTGTGGTGTCTATCATGTGTGCCATTACTCTATCCTTTCTTACGGTTGAATCGATAACCGCCCGGTCATCGATGTTTTGAATTCTAGTCTATTGTCCGCGCCGGTCAATTGAATTGTTCCTATCGGTTCGGGGTTTTCAATTAACCGTATCTATCGAGCAGCCAGCCAATAAAAAGCCACAATAACACCGCCACTATTAGCACGCTGCCACCTCGCGCCCCACGTCTCCCGCGATATGGTGCCGCAGCATCGAACCCACGGGCAAACCCCGGGCAAATTCGCGGAGGGTTTGCGCGTCATTGGCGTGGCCGGTTTTGCGTGTCCCGTGCCACTGTATCGCGGTTGGACCACTGGCCGCATAGCAGCCGCCCGCCGCGTCAGTGCCTACACGTTTTTTTCCGGTTCCATGGGCAA